AGGAAAACCATATGAGCACGAAACAGACGGCAAACCAAAGGGCATATGCGAAGCTAAAACGCCGCCTTGACCGCGATCCTGAGTTCCGCAAGCAGTACATCATGCAACGTCGTCGCGATCAAGCAAAGTCACGTCAAGTGATTAAGGAACGCTACACAGAGCAAGGTGTTCTTGTTCAATATGTTGTTCGCACTGAAAAGAAGCCAACCGCTACTGTGTACGAAATGCCTACTACAAAGCAATTTGATCCATTGGAAGGCTACAACTACCCATACAAAGAACTGCGCAAGTATACTGTGCACAAAAACTATAAAGTAAAGAAGGGCGAACTTATGCAAACAATCAAACTGTCAACAGAGGAAAGCCTGGTCCTTCAACGCGCTCTGTTTGAGTTCCAGAAAACAACGATTCAAACTCCTGCTGCAAACATGCTTGGCATGACAGCAGACGAAGCACAGCAGTATCAGCACGACGTTGCACTAATGATGTACACACGTGGATTGATCACTAAGCTGAATTCAGGAGCATTTGAATGACACCTGTATACGAAGTCAACCAAAGAGTTCGCTTCCTCAGTGCTAAGTGCAATTGTGTAGGCGGCGGCTTCTCACATCTGGAAGGAAACATTGTCGGCATCCTTCCTCCTAAACCAAATGGAATCTGGTATCAGATTGACCAACCGAACGGAATCGTAATCGTTCAAGAAAAACATATCCTGGCGAAACTATCATGAATAACGTACACTTTGACACCACTGACATCTGCCTTGCTGCATACCTCTTCGTAAAGAAGTTCAAGATCAAAGAGATCAAGAAGCTTGGCAACAAAGGGACATTCGTCTTTGACGGAGTGCCTCCTGAAGCTGTTGTTGAGTTCGATACAGGCACATCGTCTGTCGAACCCCAAGCATTCCACCAAGCGATCCGTCAACTGACAACAGCTGTTCGTCGCCAATAACGGGTAAATAGACGTATAGGTCATTTTACCGGGGGTATTAACATGACAACAGCAAAAGGTGGACGTCCGCGCTGGGAGCTAACGGACGAACGTCGCGAAATCATTCGACAAGCAGCTAAGAAAGGCGTCAAGCAGGACAACATTGCCCGCTTGGTGGGCCTTTCTCCGACCGTATGGTACGAAAAGAAGAAAATCATTCCTGAGTTAACTGAGCTTTTGAACGAAGGTTCAGCCTTGGGAGAAGAATTGGCTACAACTTTGCTCTACCAAATCTGGTCTGACGCAACACAACCAAAACAACTGGACGCATTGAAATTCTACCTGTCGCGTAAGCAAGGTTGGAAGGAACAAGTCGTTGAAGTTGAACGCAAGCAACTACCGTCTGGACTAGAGTTCAAGCGTGTAGAAGATATCGATAAGGAAGATGAATAATGGCATACGTACGCAAGGCTGACCGTGTTCAGCAAGAATCAAACCCTAATACAGTTTCCGAACTTAAGGGTCAACTATCTGAAGTAGAAGCGCTGTATGTGAGCAAGCTTGAAAATGCTTGGTTGCAAGTTGGTGTTCCTTCGATGAAGCGTTATACCAACCAAGGTGACTTCCAGCGTTGGTATGAACTTGGTTGCTCCAACAAAGTGAAGCATCCGCAGTTGATTGACCACTTGATTCGTATTGCCCGGGTTGGTAAGGACGATGACATTCGCTGCGAAGCAGAAACATTGTTGGCTGTCCATGGAGCTACGCAAATCTTCGGTAGCCTGATTGCATGAGCTTGAGTCTCTTTCCGCATCAGTACGACTTCGTTACTGATTCACATCACCGATATATTGCACTGCGTGCAGGTTTGGGTGCAGGTAAGACGTTTGCATTCTGTGCAAAGGCGTTGTTCCTTGCTGACTTGAACTGCCAACGTATTGGTGATCACATTGGCATTGTGTGCGAACCAACATACCCACTGATCAAGGACGTGTTCATTCCTACGATGGAAGAAGTGCTTGACATCATGGGAATTGATGACTACTCACTCAATCAGTCGGGTGGTAATCCTGAGTTCAAGATCCACTTTGCTACTGGTACATGCACAATCAAGATGCGCAGTGCTGAGAACTACAAGCGAATGATTGGTATCAACGCGGCGTGGGCTGGCATTGACGAAATGGACACAATGGAAACGTCGCTGCAAGAAGCGATGTGGGTCCGTGTCAACAGTCGTCTTCGTGCTAAAGGTGCACTGAAGCAGACATTTGTGACCAGTACACCTGAAGGTTTCCGCTTCATGAATCACTTCTTTGTGGAGAAGGCGAACACTGATGAGAAGCTGAAGGGAAAAGTTCGTGTCATTCAGGCAAGTACACTAGATAACAAGATGCTTGACGATGACTATGTGGAGAACAACATTGCGAACATGACCGATGAACAGGTTGAAGCATGGGTCCATGGTAACGTGGTCAACATGACAACTGGTCGCATCTATCGCAAGTTTGATCGACGTGAGAACAATTCTGACTGGACGCTTGACAAAGTACGTAGTGAATGGAGCAAGAAAAAGGACAGCCGTGGTGCACAGATCCCTCTTCCAGAGCTTCACATTGGTATGGACTTTAACATGGACAACATGGCTGCTCTTGTACACGTGATTATCGACGGTGTTCCTCACTGCATCCATGAGTTTGTTGGTCTACATGACACCGAAGCTGTGATCAATGCGATCAAGAACACGTGCACTGGCTTCCGTATCAGCATGTATCCAGACAGCTCTGGTAAGAGTCGCAAGACAAATGCAACAGGTCAGACTGACATTTCGCTACTTAAGGCAGCGGGATTCACTGTTCACTACGGAAATGTCAACCCACCAGTCCGTGACCGTATCAACGCAATGAACATTGCCTTCTGTACTTCCGAAGGAGTGCGTAAATACTATGTGAATAGTAAGGCGTGTCCATTGTATACGCAGTGTCTTGAGCGTCAGGTTTATGATTCGTCAGGTGAGCCATTGAAAGATGGTAAGTTTGACCATGCGAACGATGCTGCTGGCTACTTTATCCACAACAAATTCCCAGTTAAGTTCTTGAAGTCTGGTAGTCTACGTCTCATGGGCATGTACTGATCAGAAATAAATAGGATATTCAAACAGAGGTTACGAAATGCCGATTACAACAACGCACCCAGAGTACGATCAGCACATCGAATGCGTCAAGAAGACCAGCGATGCGCTAGACGGAGACGTCAAAGAGTATGTGCCAAGGAAAGAAAGCCAGACATCTCAGCAGTATGAAGTGTTTCGCAGCCGTCCTTCGTTCTATAATGTGATGGAACGCACCACTTCCGCTTTGGTCGGTGCACTAACACGCAAACCACTACGCCTTGAAGGTGTGTACGGTGACGTCCCAGTGATCTGTGGCGGTGAAAGCGTAGAGCAGTTTGTCCAACAAGGCTACGTTGATCTGTTGACAACTGGTCGTGTTGGTCTACTTTGTGACTACGACGAAGGTCAGAACACACCGTACATCGTCTCCTATGCAAGTGAGTACATCACCAATTGGTCTGATACGTACGTTGTTCTCCGTGAACACTACTACGTAGAAGATCCTGATGACCGTTTCAAGGTGAGTGTCGCATGCCGCTTCCGTGAACTGTATCTTGACCAAGATGGTCTCTATGCAGTCAATGTGTGGACAGAAACGAAGAAGGATGTGTGGGAAGTAACTGAGCACTATGAACCATTGGCACGTGGACAACGTCTGATGAGCATTCCATTCGTGTTCGTTAATGCCTACGATAACAAGCCATGCATGGTCAAACCACCTTTGGCTACATTGGCCAACATCAACATTGAGCACTTCAACTTGCAAGCTCAGATGTCACACGTAACGTGGGTATTGTCGTTCCCTGTGCCTGTGATTACTGGTGAACTTGCACAAGAGACTGCTGGTATTGGTTTCGGTGGTGACAAGTTCTTGCAACTGACGGAAGGTAGCACAGCGACATTCTTGGAATACCAAGGAAATAACGTCAAGGTCATCCAAGAGCAGATCAAGGTCAAGGAAGAACAGATGTTCAGCTTGGGCAGTCGTTTGCTGCAGTACAAGGCTGGTGTCGAATCAAGTGACTCACTACAGATCCGTTTGGGTGCAGAAGGTGCTTCGTTGATCACAATGGCCAATAGCTTCGAAGAAGGTCTTGAAAAGATCCTCAGCTACTACAACTTGTGGTGGGTGACTGATGGTGAAGAACCAGAAGTGTATCTGAACAAGGACTTCAGCCCAGCTGTGATGACACCTGCAGAAATCGGTTCGCTGATCGACTTGTACACGAAGGGATTGATCACTCAAGATACATTCTTGAAGCGTCTGTACGAAGGTGAAGTCGTTGACTATCCTAACCAGGAAAAAGAAGCACTGATTGAAAATACTCCGGCAGATCCAGCGGCTTAACCCGTTTGATTAGCCGCAGTATCACGATTGGACATAAATAAGTTCAGGTGAGCGGAAGGTCCGCTCACGTTTGATATATAACTTACACATTGTTACGGGGTAACCATGGGATTGAAATATGAGTTGACAGAGGCTCCAGAGGAGTCCGTTGCATCGTTCTACAAAGAACAAGATGGCAAGTGGTTGTTGGACGCAGAAGGTGTTGTTCCTGAATCGAAGTTCAAGGAAGCAGAAACAAAGCTGGGTGAGTTCCGCAACAACAACATCCAACTGAAGCAAAAGTTGGAAGAAGTAACCAAGACATCTTTGAAGGACGTTAAGCCGTCGGACATTGATGTGGAGCAAGCAGTCGAAAAGCGTGTCGCAGACATGAAGACTGAGAACTCTACGTTGGCTCAACAGAAGGCACAGCTTGAGGCACATCTTGAGCGTGTTGTTTTGTCAGATAGCGTTAAAGACGCAGCCATTAAGTACGGGGTACAAGAAAGTGCGCTGCAGGATGTGATGAACCGCGCGAAGGAAGTGTTCACTGTCAAGGACGGTGTAGCAGTTCTGAAGGAAGCAAAGGTTGATAAAGATGGTAAGCCTTATCAGGTGACCACTTGGATTCAATCGTTGTCGGAATCGGCGCCACATCTATTTGGACAATCCAGAGGGTCTGGATCACAAAAAACCGTTAAAGGCAGTTTTTCGAACACTGAAGTGAGCGGTATCAGCCGAATTGCTCAAGGTTTGAAGAATCGCAAGTAAATACAATTTGTAACCTTTCCTATTTGGAGTAACAAACATGGCATCCATTCTGCTTGCTGAAGCAAAGAAACTTGGTCTTGATGACCTCTCCGCTGGTGTTGCTGAAACCGTCGCTACAACCGACGACTTCGCTGCAATCCTCCCATTCAACCTGACACAAGGTAACTCCTACGCGTTCAACCGTGAAGGTACTCCTGGTAACGTAGCTTCGTTGGCTATCGGTGGTTCTACTTCCGGTGTTAAGACACAGGTAACGTTCGCACAAAAGGCTTTGGCTCTGACATCGATCATCGGTGACGCAGAAGTTAACGGTCTGATCATCGCTCAAGGCGTTGGTGCTAACGTTGGTAACGACCCAGTCGCTGCAGCTATCGCTTCGAAGGCTAAGCAAGTTGGTCGTGAATACATGCGTCAAGTTGCTGTTGGTAACCTGGCATCCCCAGGATCGTCTGTTTCCGGTGTGACGAACACTCAGGAATTTGATGGTCTGGAAACAATGTTCACGTCTGATGCTGCTTTCGCTGCTCAAGACCTGGACCAAGCAGACGCACCTCTCACGCTGGACATGCTTGACGCCCTGATCGACCAGATCAAGGTTGGTGATGCATCGTGGATCATGGCTAACAACAAGGGTATCCGCAAGATCCGTTCGCTGCTCCGCGGTGTGACTGGTGTTGAAATGCGCGAAGTTGCTGGTCGTCAGCTGTTGATGTACAACGGTATCGCTCTCATCCGTAACGATTGGCTCAGCCAAGACGTGGACGGCGTGACAGCTGGTTCGCAAGTTGACATCTACGCTGGTTCGTTCGACGACGGCAGCCGTACAGGTGGTGCTTCTGGTATCATCCCAACGGTTGGTGGTATCGCTGTTCAAGAAGTCGGTCCTGCGGAAGCTGGTGACTACGACATCTGGCGTATCAAGATGTACGGTGGTTTCGCTGTTCACAGCCCACTGGCAGTTGCACGTCTCAAGAGCGTGACAGTCTAATCGAAAGATTAGCTAACTAACAAAGAGGTCGGATCTTCCGACCTCTTTCTGTTTCCAGAGACGCAATAAATAGTCCTATCACAGCTAAGGAATACACTTATGGCATTCAACTTTGACTCTTCTGTCGGAACATCCACAGCGAACAGCTATCTGTCGGTTTCCGAAGCGGACGACTACTTTGCTGGTCGTCTTGGTACGGATCTTTGGGATAACCTCCAAACAGCCGGCAAACAAAAGGTACTGGTAATGGCTACGAAGCGCATCGATCGTGAACGCTTTGGTGGTCAAGTATCGTTCTACGGTGTACAAGCACTACAGTGGCCACGTGCTGCAGTTGTAAGCCGTAACTACAACGCAGATCCAGGCACCGCTCCATCTTTCGAACCAACTGGTTTCTACTACATTGACAGCAACACAATCCCCCCTGAACTGAAGCAGGCGACTTGTGAGCAAGCAATGTTCTATCTCAAGCAAAACGATGACGATACAACGATTGTAGGCGACTACGACTTGGAAACGTTGAGCGCTTACAAGATCGGTCCTATTGATGTCTCTATCAAGAACAACATCAAGGCTGATCGTTTGCCTACAGTGGTCAAGGAATTGATCAAGGCAATTGGACCAAATGCGTGGTTGGGAGAGCAAGGCCTTCGCTTCTACGCATAATCAACACAAAGGAAATTATATGAGCCAGGAATTTCAACTCCTGAAAGACTACAAAACATCACATATGCCACTGATTGCCTACCTGAAGATGCAAGGACACGTTGTCAAGAGTGTCGAAGCTGAAGGTGGACGTGGCGTATTCACGTTTGTCACAGTTCCACGACAAACACTTATGGATTTCAACGCTGGCAAGGCGATTGTAGAACCGAATGAGTTCGCAGAAAAGATGAGCCAGTTGACTCAAACAGCGAAACGCGCTGTCCAAATTGGAGAATAAACAATGGCTGCAGGTAAGTATAACATTGTCATCCAGCAAGGTTCCGACTTTGTTCGCACTTTTCAAGTGACCAAAGGTAGTGTACCCGTTGACTTGACAGGTGCGGAAGTCCGTGGAATGGTTCGCATTCGTTTTGATGACGAAAATCCGATTGCCACTTTCACAGTTGATACAGCAGATTTGGCTACTGGTTCATTTACAGTTACGTTGCCTAACGCAGTAACTGAAGTACTGGACTTTGAAACTGCGTTCTACGACATTGAAGTGGAGAAGACTGACGGTACTGTTGATCGTGTTGTCCAAGGTCGTGTTGTATTCAGCAAAGAGGTAACTAAGTAATGTCGCAAGTACAAGTAACAGAAAACAACTACGAAGTTGTCGTCCAAGAAGACGTGACAGTGATCAATGTTGGTTCGGTGCCGTTTGATGCGCCTAACGACCTTGATTCGCTTTCTGACGTCACAATCAATTCTCCTACACATGGCCAAGTCCTTACGTTTGATTCCGGTTCACAAGAATGGAAAAACGCTGATCCTACTGGTGGCGGAGGTGGAGGCAGCGCAGCATGGGGCAGTATTACTGGTACTCTCTCTAATCAGACGGACTTGCAAGCTGCACTGAACCTGAAAGCTAACACATCTTCGTTGGCTACAGTTGCATTGTCTGGCAACTACGGTGACCTGAACAACAAGCCAACGATTCCTGCTGCACAGATTCAGTCTGATTGGACACAGTCGAACAACCTGTCGCTTGACTATATCAAGAACAAGCCAGTATTGGCTACTGTAGCTACGTCTGGTGCATATGCTGACCTCATTGGTAAGCCAACAATCCCAACGAACTTAGATTCGCTGACGGATGTCGTGATCACATCACCAACAGCTGGTCAATCCCTAAAGTACAACGGTACAAATTGGGTCAACGAAACGGGTGGAGCGGTCACAGTTGCTTGGGGTGATATCACTGGTACACTGTCTTCGCAAACCGATCTGCAAGCTGCCCTGAATGCAAAGGCTGACGATTCCGAAATCGCTGGTTTGGATAGTCGCGTCACAGCCGTAGAGACGACTATCGGTGGTTATGGTGACATCGTAACACATGATGTTGCTGAGTTCGCTACAGCTGCACAGGGTGCACTTGCTGATTCCGCCGTACAGCCTGGAGACAACATCTCTACATTGGTCAATGATAGTGGTTTCATTACTGGAAATCAGACAATCACGTTGAGTGGTGACCTAACCGGTTCTGGCACCACTGCAATCACAGGCACTTTGGCAACTGTTAACAGCAACGTAGGTTCGTTCACGAACGCTAATGTAACGGTTGATGCTAAGGGTCGTATCACTGCTGTTTCAAATGGTTCAGCGGGTGGCGTGACTTCGTTCAACACGCGTACAGGTGCAGTGACATTGACTTCTGGTGATGTGACGACTGCTCTAACATACACTCCAGTGACGGATGCACGCACGTTGACAGCGGGCACAGGCTTGACGGGTGGTGGAGACTTGACTGCTAACCGTACGTTGGCTTTGAGCTCTGGTTCAATCGCTTCCTTGGCTTTGGCAGATAGTGCATTGCAATCTGGTTCGAACATTAGCCTGTTGACAAACGACTCCGGTTTTACAACGAACACTGGTACTGTGACGAACCTATCGATCGTGACAGCGAACGGCGTTTCTGGTAGCGTGGCTACTTCGACAACAACTCCTGCTGTGACGTTGACACTTGGTGCGATTACTCCTACGTCCGTTGCGGCTTCTGGCACCGTGACGGGTTCTAACCTGAGTGGTACGAACACAGGTGACCAAACGTTGAACAGCTTGTTGCCAAGCCAGTCTGGTAACAGCGGTAAGTTTTTGACTACTGACGGCATAAACTCTTCGTGGGCAACAGCTGGTGGTGGCACAACTACATTGTACGCACCTGTGGGTCGTGCAACTACAGCAAACATCGCTACGTTGAGTGGATTGATCAGTGTTGACGGCTTTGCTGTGACCGCTGGTATGCGCGTTTTGGTTAAGAACCAAAGCACATCTGCGAATAACGGTATCTACATTGCTGCAAGTGGTGCATGGAGCCGTGCTTCGGATATGCCTGCAGCTTTGACGACAGGTGGTGCGGAAGTAATGGTTGTTGGTGGTAACACCCAGAATGGTAAGTGGCAACTGACATACGCCGACGTATCTACACAAACGTGGAGTCCTGTGGGTTGGACAGCCATGGCTACATCGGGCAACCAGAAACCTGTGGTTGCAACTGGTTCTGGATCGTTGGGTATTGGTTACAACATGACATTGGGCACTTCCAATGTGATTGCTATTGGTTGGAGCAGTGCAACACTGACAGGACAATACGGTATCGCTATTGGTCAGTCACACACCGTCAACGGTTCGTACGGCATTGCCATCGGTAACACGTGTACTGCTAACGCAAACAGCACAGCAATTGGTTTCTTCGCACGTTGTTCAAACACGAACTCTGTCGCTTTGGGTGATTCCACTAACGTCACGGCAGGTTATGGCACGGCCATTGGTAACAGTGCATCCGTAACAGGCTCTGGTTCTGTTGGTGTTGCGATCGGTAACGGTGCAAGCTGTACTGCTGACCGTGGTTTGGCCTTCGGACCCAACTCCAGTGTAACCCACGCAGCTGCAACAGCTTTCGGTGCATTTTCCAAGAGTAACTATCAAGGTGAGTATAACCTGAGCAACTGCCAGCGTAATGGTACTACAGGTGTCGGAGCTTCTATCGGTACAGTTTTGTGTACAACTACGAATGCAACCTCAACATTCGCTGGGACGTCCAACGCAACAAATAGCGCAACAAACGGTACTGGTCACATTGTGATTTCTACAGGTGGCATGCGCACTGGTAAAGTGTATGTGTCGGCGATTGAGGCTGCAACGGGTGACGCAAAGGGATGGGAAATCACATTCTGTGCTAAGAACCCAAGTGGCACGGCTTCGTTCTTGGGCACACCTACTGTTACGGTAATTGGTGGAGACACAGGAGCAAGTGCATGGACGGTCGCTTTGGCTGTTTCTGGTGCTAACGTAGACTTGATGGTTACAGGTGAAGCGTCAAAGACAATTACGTGGTCCGGCTCTTTCGTGATGAACTTCCAGTAATGAGCAGGGAGCTTCGGCTCCCTCTCCGATGGTAAATACAAGTCTAACCACGAAAGAGCTTCACAATGGCAACCTCACCACCAAGCGGCGGACTTGAAAAGCACGTCCAAACAATCGGCGTGTCTTTGATCACCGCTGCAATCCTGTTTACCGCGGGATTCACTTATAACACAAGCCAGGCGAATGCTGAAATGGCTGTTGAATTGAAATACATGCGTATCCAACTAACGGATATGAAGACAAAACTAGAAGAAATGAACAACACGTACGTGAAGCGCGAAGAGTTCATGGATCACGAAGGACGTATTCGTCGTCTTGAAGGTACACCTCCTGTAAAGGATACACGTCCCTTTCGTGGTGGACGATGATCGGTGACAATATGTGGAACTGGCTGAAGAATGCAATCAAAGAAGTATACCAAGGACTTACCCACAAAAAGGGTAAGTTCGACAGTATGGTGTTCTGGTACTCTGTGTTGTGTATCAACATGACATGGGGATTCCACTATTTGTTGCTCAAAGACTCCACACTGATTATTGAATACACGTTGGCTTACTGCGCAACATTGCTTGGTCACAACGTGGCAAGTCGTTTTGTGGATCGCAAAGCGCCTACACAAACAGCAAAGGAACAAGAATGAGTGCAAAAGGTATTCAAAAGCGTATTGACAACGCACACCGTAAGGTAGGCAAAGCGTTGGGATACGTGTTTAATCTGTACCGTCCGTTGACTAACGTTGATGTTCTTGATGATGCAAACTACATCGATGACATCAAGTTGACAGTTACGCTGAACGACAGCTACATGTCAACTATTGGTTGGCAGACTCCTGTATGGACTGCGTACACAGATGCTAAGCAACTGCAAGTTGGTGACTTCTTGTACAGCGAAGAACAAGGTCGCACATTCTTCGTGATGTCGCGTCAACCGCATCTTCCTGTGTTGATGATGGAAGTCAACGACCGCGTGGATGTGCAAGTTGTCGGCTATGGTGATGATGGCACAGGCTATTCACCAGAAGCTACAACTTACTTGGCACGCAACCTTCCATGCTACATCAGCTATGGTGCTTCAGGTATGGGCGGAGGCGTCCCTGCACGTTCAATGGGAACGGCAGGCATTCGCAATGCAACAATCATCACAACGCTTCCACGTGAAGTAATGACGATGGGTGCTACAGTGACCAACCTTGCAGACACATTCCGCGGTGATGTCGTCTCTTATGACTACACATCTGTCGGTCGTGGTCTGCGTATGACAGTACAAGAGTTTGTCCATGCAACTTAACATCACAACACGCGCTAGTGGTCAACGTGAGTTTCGTAGCCGATTCAAAGCACTCCAACGTGCCAGCAATGAGACGTTGGATGAATTGGGTAAGGAACAAGTAAAGATCACACAAGAGCGCATTCGTACTGGTAAGCAGACACCTGACGGCCAAGCATGGGCACCATGGTCTTTGGCTACGTTGCGTAAGCGCACACGCGAAGGTTCTGCAGGTGGTGGTTTGTTGTATCGCACAGGTGCTTTGATGAACAGCATTAAATACCGTGTGAGCAACAAAACGTTGACTGTGTACAGTGATTCGCCTTATGGAACGTTCATACAGAACGGAACATGGCGAATGCCTGCGCGTCAGTTCTTGGGATGGTCTCAAGCACAACTAAATAGGATTAAAGACATAATGAGAGGTCTAGTTGAATGATCGCTGAACTAACCCAGAATTTGCTTGACTTGGTCAAAGCAACAGAAGACACCCCATTCGGTAACAATAACGTTCGCGTTTCGTTGGCAATGGGTGGTAAGGATAAGGATCCTTTGCTGACAAAGGTCCCGAAACCAGCTGCTTGGATTGTGTATACAGGTGACAGCAACGCTGCTACTACATCACGTCCACTGTGTGCCCAGCAACTTGTGCATACGTTCGCAGTGCAAATTATCATGGAATACACGAACGACGCTGACCTATTGGCGAACAAACTTCCTGTCTTGGACAAAGTTCGTCGTGCGGTACATGCAGTAACCGGCTTCAATGGTAACATTTGGAACTACGACGGCCAACAACTTTCAGAGCTTAGCGACCGATTGATCTACGAACAGCGTTACACAATCAACGCGACTTCAACCTAATCGGCATAAATAAGCTTTGTTATAACCACTTTTCGAAAAGAGGACACAAATCATGGCATCATGCAATACAGAATATTTCGTAGGTAACGGCGTTGTTTACGTCAAGCCTTACGGATCCACAACAGAAGGCTGGACGCAGGTTGGTGACACCCAGCGTTTCGCGATTGAAATCTCCCAAGACTTCATCGACATTTATGAATCTTGCACGGGTAACCGCAACATTGCAGCTCACGTTGTTAACCAAACAGACTGGAACTTCGTTGTTGAAACGTTGTCGTTCAGCAAGGCTAACTTGGCACGTGCTCTGTACGGTACTCCATCGGCAGTTGTTGGTGGCACGGTAACTGGTGAAGACGCAGTGTTCGGCGCAGTCGGCGATGCATACTTCACAAAGCACCCTGGTATCAGCGCAGTTGTTGTTAAGCAAGCTTCGACAACTCTGACACTGAACACAGACTACACGGTTGACGCAGGTACAGGTGTTATCACTCTGATCTCTGCAGCTAACCTGACAGGTTCGGCACCATACACATTGGATGTGGATTACACATACGCTGGTTACGACAAGGTTGCTGGTGGTACACAGATCATGAAGGATTATTCTTTCAAGTTGGCTGGTATCAACAAGGTGACTGGTAAGAACGTCGTTGTGACAATCCCACGTGTTGCTCTCAACATGTCGGAAGCAACTGAGTTCTTGGGTACAGACACAGCTGTGTTCAGCATGGGCGGTATGGTTCTTCCAGACGGTTCCGCAGCAGTTGGCGATAGCCAGTACGTAACGATCCAAAAGGTTGCCTAATCCGCACCTAGAACGGAAACAAGAGGAGCTTCGGCTCCTCTTTCTGTTTGTAGTAAATACGTATGCCGATGTAGGCAAATCCTTAACGGAGTAAATTAAATGACAGATCAACTAGAAGTCCTGTTCCCAACAGGCAAAGAGCTCACCATTGCAGGTGAAACATTCAACATCACGCCGTTCAAAGCAGGCCAACTGCCGAAGGTGTTCAAGGCCGTCGAACCTATTTCCGGTCACATTGTAGCAGCATTCGCTGCACACACCAATCCAACAAGTGCTATCATTGGTCTCCTGGCCAGTGGTGGTGAAAACATCCTTGATATTGCAGCTATCGGTGCGCGTAAGCCACGTGCATGGGTTGATGAACTGGAAACTGACCAATTGCTTGAACTGGTTGCAGCCGTACTGGAAGTGAACGTGAGTTTTTTCGTCCAGAAGGTGCTGCCAAGTCTGACAAACAGCATCAGCAAAGTGTCCGAAGTGACTGGTCAGACATTGTCCTAAACTTGGTCTCAGCTGGATTCTCACTGGCAGAAGTCAGTGAGATGACTCTTGATCAGATCAACGCATACAGTAAATCGATAGCTAAGAAAGAAGCCCAAGAGAGGGTAAATACAATCAGCAGTGTACGAATTGGCCATCACGCCGATGATAAACAGTACAAGAAACTGATGCGTGATTATGAGAGAGAAATGAACAAATGAGTGATCTAAGTCTTGCCATTACCTTTAAGGTCGTAGACCAAGCTAGTAAGCAGTTCCAGCAACTGGACGCTGAATTCAACAAGCTGACCAGCAAGTGGGAAAAGCTTGGTTTCGCCGTTGGTTCTGCACTCAAGGTGGGTACAGCTACTGCCGTCGGTGCATTGGCTGTCCTTACTAAGGCAGCTATCGACAACGCTGATGCGATGCAGGATGCTGCAAATCGCGTTGGTGTCAGTGTGGAATCGTTCTCAGCTCTTGCTTATGCAGCGAAGCTTAGTGGTTCCAATGCACAAGAACTGGAGGCTGGTCTTGCACAACTGAACAAATCGATTGCTGAGTCGCAAGACAAGACGTCTGGTGCAGCTGACGCATTCAAGTACCTTGGTGTTCAAACAAAGAACGCTGACGGTTCACTGCGCAATGCTGACGAAGTGTTCAAGGACGTTGCTGATTCGATTGCAAAGTTGCCTGATGGCGCGAACAAAGCAGCAGTCGTAACAGAGTTGTTCAGCAAGGCCGGTGGTAAGCTGATCGACACTCTGAACAATGGTTCAGCAGGACTAGAAGAATTCCGCAAGGAAGCCGAAGCACTTGGTCTGGTAATCAGTGCTGAGACAGCAAAGGCTGCAGGTGACTTCAATGATTCGATTGACCGTATTGGTAATTCGATCATGGGTGCAGCAACGAACATTGCAACGCAGCTGACACCGACATTGAACTTGCTTGCCTCTGAGTTCGTCAAGACGATCAAGGAAGGCGAAGGGTTCAAGTCGTTCGCTGAAGGTGTAGGGATCGTCTTCCGCACAGTAATCAAGATCATCTCTACGGCCGTATCGACAGTTTACGCTTTCGGTAAGGGTATTGGTGCGTTAGGAGCTGCAGTAGCCGCTGTAGCTTCCGGTGACTTCAAGGGTGCTGTCAACATCCTAAAGATGTACAAGGACGATGTTGACGCAATCAACACTGCGAACGAAGAGTTCAAGAAGAAGGTTGACGATACTGGCACTGCACAAGCCAAGGCCACGGAAGAAACAAAGAAGGGCACGACAGCGCGTGAGAATTTCGTTGCGTCTTCGAAGAAGGCGGCAGCAGCTGCGGAAGCTGAAAACAAGGCATTTGAAAAGCTGAAGAAGAGCTTGCTTGACCAGATTTCTGGCTTCAAGGAACTGTCTGCTGAAGAACAAACCCTCCAACTGATCCAAGAAAAAGCCGCTGGTACACGCAGCAAGGCAAATCAAGAAGAATTGCTAGCGTTGGCACGTCGTGCTGATGCGACTAAGCAACTCCGTTTGTACCAAGATCAGTATGTTCAAAGTTTGTTGGGTACACAAACTACGTTGGCTGGTATCCAACGTACATATGATGACTTGAGCACAATTGAGAGGAACTTGAGTGGTCAACACGGATTTGGTTGGTCTTCCGTAGGTTCTGCAAAGTCAATCATTGATATCACGAATGCGCTTCGTGGCCAAGAAGATGCAATCCAGGACATGCAGCGTGAACTTGACATTCTCAACTCTTCAGATGAGTTGCGTAAGCTCAATACCAATAAGATTCTTGAACTTGAGACACGTATCAAGGCAGCTAAGGCCGCCCAAGCTGCAGTAACTCAAGAGCAAAAAGATGATGCTCAACAGCAGCTTATCCTGAATGAGCTGATCACACGTAATCTTGCTGTGTGGAGTGAGTACATTGGGAATGCAGCTGATGAACAAGCACGTCTTGAAGCAACTGGCAATCTGCTCACTAAGTGGTTGGCCGAAGGTAAGATCACTCTTGACCAGTACAACATTGCTGTAACCAAGCTGAACGAAAACGTTGCGAACTTCAACAACAGTACGTTGACGAAGACCCAACAGAAGGTTCGTGAGATTGCGACAGAGTTCCAGACATCGTTTGAGAACTTCTTCTACAACATCATGCAAGGTCAGTTTGACAACATCTTGAAATCATTTAAGCAGTTGTTGGACCGCATGGTTGCTCAAGCTTTGGCTGCAAACTTGGCGAATGCTTTGTTTGGTAACAGCTTCACGAAGGGTGGTGCAGTTGGTGGTTGGGCAGGAAGCGCATTGACTGGCCTTGCAAGCATCTTTGGATTCCGTGCGAACGGTGGTCCGGTAACTGCTGGTCAACCGTACATTGTTGGTGAACGTCGTGCTGAAGTGTTCGTTCCTAACCGTAACGGTACGATCCTTCCTTCAACAGACTCACTTGCAAGCATGAATGCTGGTGCGACACAAGTCAACTTCAACGTTCAAGCAATCGATTCCGCTAGCTTCTTGACGCACATTGACAAGAACAAGCGTGCACTGACACAGTTGGTACAAGGTACACAACGCACATACAACATGAGGACAGCATAATGGCTTTTCAAAATGTAACTTTCCCTGACATCAAGTTGAAGCACGGTATTTCAAAGTCTGTGCTTGATCCAGTTGTCATTACAGGCAATGGCGCACGTGAAGTGCGCCGTCGTCAGAATCGTTGGCCGCGTTACACGTGGACATACCCAGCACGCGTGATGCAGGAGTCTGATCGTGCAGCTATTTCGAACTTCTTGGCTACTGTTCATACAGCGCAGGATTCGTTCAAGTTGCGTGATCCAGTTCAGCCTACGATCACAAATGGTAAGCTGGCAAGCCGCAGTGGCGCTACTTGGTACTTGAATGTGCCAATCAGCTCTTCTGTGGCTGGTACACACCCCATCATGAATCCAGACATGTCTGCTCTCACATTCTACAAGAATGGTGTGCCGACAGCTGCCACTTTTGGTGGATTGGATGCAGATGGTCTCCCTTACGTGACTGTGACGTCTACTTCTCCTTCTGACACCGTTACAATAAGTGGTGACCTCTATTTGACTGTTCGCTTTCAGGGTGACCTGGCATGGACAATTGCTGCAATGACACTACCCTCAGGTGGAGACTGTACTGATGTTGCTCCATCTGTAGTAGAATTGGCAGACTTTGCTCTTGTCGAAGTGTTTGAGGTATAACAATAATGCGTAATATCAGCCCTGGCCTACTTCAGGCATTCAAAGACGGTAACCGTGCTACAATCATGCGATTGGAAGCAAAGGATGGATCTGTCTTTGGCTACACAGACTACGATCTACAGTTGACGGTAGATGGGACAACGTACGTTCCTGCTCCAGGAATGACACGTCCCACATTGACTGCGACTGTTAACGATCAAGTATCAAACCAAGAGTTCAGGTCCGCATGGGTCGATGCACCTGAGACGGATCTTGCTTCTGGTAAGTTCGACAATGCACTTGTTGAGATTGCTTACTGCGATCCAACCGATGTGTCGAAGGGTCGTTACATCTTTGACAAAGGTAACATTGGTGTTGTTCAATGGACAGTAGATGGCTTCCGTGCAGACATGCAAAGCCACATGCGTCAATTGGCACGTAACATCAATTTCATCTTTACCGCAGGTTGCCGTCACCAGTTGTTCAGCCAGTTTGGTGAAGCTTCAATTGGAGCGTGCACAATCAATTCTGCATCATACACATTCACAGGAAGTGTAGCTTCAGTTTCACTTGCCAAATTGCTATTCACAACATCCGGATTGTCTCAACCTTCGGGAATGTGTACGAACGGTGTACTGACGTGGACGACAGGTAATAACGCAGGTTTGAGTTATCCAGTCAAAGGTCAGGATGCAACATCGATTGAGTTGTTCATTCCAACGATGGCTAACATTCAGCCAGGTGACAACTTCTCTGTGACAGCTGGATGCGACAAGACGTTTGAGACATGCAAGTTGAAGTTCAGCAACGCTGTCAACTTTGGTGGTTTCCCTCACATTCAAGTTGAAGTGCAGTATCGCTAATGGTTACACGTACACAAATCATCGAAGCTGCAATGAAGTGGGATCAGACACCATACCATCATCACGGTATGGTGCTTGGTGTTGGTGTAGACTGTGCAATGTTGGTTGCTGCAGTCGCAGTTGATAGCGGAAGCATTGCTGAAAGTGATCTTCCGAAGATCGTCAACTATCCTACTCAATGGCACTTGCACAACCGTGAAGAGAAATTGCTTGAGCAGTTGGAGTCTTTTGGTTGTGTTCGTAAGCATGTTGATCAGACAAAGCCTGGTGACATTGTTACGTTCAAATTCGGACGTACAACATCGCATTTGGGCATCATGATCAACGAAACACAGTTCATTCATGCGCGCTTTGACTTCAAAAAAGTCTGCGTAAATACTATGAATCAAGAATGGATCGTGCGTTGGACGCACAGTTATGAATTTCCTGGAGTAAACAATGGCTAACTTTGTAGTTTCAGCCGCAGGAGCTGCCGTAGGCTACATGGTTGGTGGCCCGACTGGTGCTCAAATCGGTTGGATGTTGGGTTCTTACATCAGTGCTGACCAAGCAAATGCCGGTCAGACGACCGTTGGTGACCTTCGTGTACAGACAGCTGCGTACGGTGGCAACATCCCTGTTGTAGTTGGCCAGCAACGTCTTGCTGGTAACATCATTTGGGCAGCAGATAAGACAACGTACGACATTGAAGCTAGTGGCGGTAAGGGTGGTGGAAGTCAACCTGCCGGTGTTGGCTACCGTGTTAGTATGGCAATTGCACTGTGTAAAGGACCAATCCTTGGCATTCGTCGTGTGTGGAGCAATGGTGAACTGATTGTAGATGCTACGTCAGAAGCAAAACCACTTCCAGGCACATTGTATTTGGGTGGTAATACGCAGTTACCCGATCCAACGATTGAAAGTGCTGAGGGTAGCGGAAACGTGCCTGCTTACCGTGGATTGGCATACATAGTATTCAAGGACTTTGACTTGGGCTCTTCAGGAGCAATTCCACAGTTGAGTTTCGAAATTATCAAACAAGGAGGCCTGTAATGGCTTTGGCAACAACTTCTACGCCAGGTAGCGTCACGCTTGCTGGTGATCTCACAGGAACAGCGAACACGCCACAGCTGCGTGTGACCGGTGTCTCTCCTGGTTCTTACACATCAGCAAACATCGTCGTAGATGCAAAAGGCCGCGTAGTCTATGCAATCAATGGTTCGTTCTTGGGACCTGATGCGACGACATCTTCCAAAGGTTACGCTCAAGTTGGCACAAACATGAATGTCGCTGCTGGAGTATTGTCCGTTCCTGCAGGTACAGGTAGTGTACTTGGTGTTGCGAACAGCGGCAATACATCGAACATCTCCATTTCGTCTGGTTCTGTCAACGTTGGATCGAATGTTGTTCAGTTGAATCAGAACAATGTTGTCACAAAGGCTCAACGTCTTCCTGCAAACACATCTGGCGTTTCCACATACACACCTGACGTTGAAGCGTACAGCGTCCACGTTGTTGATGCAGGTTCGTCACTCCCGACTATCCTTGATCCCGTCAACGGAGTCACAGGAGATACGTTCTATGTTGTTACCAACACAACGAACAGTGGATCTCACACTCTGACAGCTGGTTACCAATCCGTCAATGTTGGTGGTGGCAAGACTGGTTCTTCGGCTACGGGTTTGTCTAACATCTCTCCTACGTACGGCTATCAAGATATCAACGTGGGTGGTGCAAAGACAGGTTCGTCGCCTACAGGTCTGACAAACACGTCACAGACTGCTGCATTCCTTCGCTTCTCATCAACGAATACAGGATATCCTAATACAGGTACTCTGTACACCGTCTCCATTGTTATCAACGGAGTCACACGTAGTGCTAACATCGCTGGATCATCTATGCAGACAACGTCTGCAATGGCTACAGCTATCATGGCATCGTCGTTGAACGCGTACTTGGGTTCTGCTACAGCTTCAACCGATGGCCTGGGTGGTTTTTATGTTAATATGTACCCGATTATCTCTGGTACAAACTACAGTGATTCTGTAACAGGTGGTGGAGCAGGTGGATCTCCTGCAAATTACACTGGAGCATCCTACACTGGAATGGTGACAACTACGTACACTTTTAACATTACTGTTGATGGTGTAGCCCGCAGTCCATCAATCACCAGCAATTTCTGTGGTACGTACACAAATATGATGAATCAGATGAACACGAATCCGTGGTTCCTGATGTCGTTGAACGGTGGTAATCTTCGTGTTACTAGCAAAACATTGGGTTCTCCATCTGCTATTAGTATCAGTGCAGGTGCACAGTCTTCGTTGACGGGTTATGTTGGTTTGGGTACCGCTGTGGCAGGTGTTGGCACTTCGTACAGGGCCGATATCTATGTACCAGCAGGAAAAGTTGTAATTATTGACGGATCGACAGCACAGACGTATTCTGACTTGATCGCGCGTTTGAACACCGCCTTTGGCTCTGACGCTGTAGCAAGTCTATCCGGTGGTAATTTGTTGATCACATCGAACACAATGGGCACCAGTTCATCTGTTGGCATCTCTGATACAAATTTGTTCAATTCGCTAACTGGTTATGTAGCATTGGGCACACCCGTAGCAGGAACTGACTTCTACGTCTACCCAACAACATTCGCTGCATCATACAAGTTCAGCAACAACGCAAATACCACACAACTCCAGATTCTGAAGTGCACGATCGACGGAGCTACAACGAAGTGCACCTACATCTAAGGACATAAAATGGCTAACGCAACAACTACAATTCCTGGTGACGTACAATTGGCTGGCGACCTTGGTGGTGTCGGCACTACTGCTACGTCTCCTCAACTGTCGTCCACAGCAGTGACGCCTGGTTCGTACACATCTGCAAACATTACTGTTGATGCTAAGGGACGTATCACTGCAGCGGCTAACGGCTCAACAGTGTTTCCTGATGCTACAACTTCCACAAAGGGTGTTGTTCAAATCGGTACGAACGTCAATGTGTCGTCAGGTATCATCTCCGTACCTGCAGCTACAAACTCTACTCTTGGCGTTGTGACAAGTGCTAATACAGCAAACATCACAATCACTGGTGGTGCTTTGGACGTCGGTTCGAACGTAGCGAAGCTGAACACTGTGAACACGTTCTCCAAAGCACAACGCTATACAGCTGTTGCTTTGACTTCTGCCGCAACTATCACCCCTGATGCATCTGCAAGCAACTTGTTCACTTTGACGCTTGGTCAGAATGCAACGTTGGCCAACCCAACTAACTTGGGTGCTGGTGTGTATTCGTTCATCATCAAGCAGGACGGATCAGGTAACCGCGTGTTCACGTATGGGTCAGCATGGAAGTTTACTGGTAGCTCTGCTTTGTCGACTGCAGCAAATGCAACTGACATCATGGATTGTGTATCTGATGGCACAAACATGTACTGCACATTGCGTAAGGCGTTCGCATAATCATGACAATCACCGTTGATCTCTACCAAGACAGCGGTGCAGTTAGCTCTGGACACGGAACTACACGCATCTCTGTCAACAATGTGGGATGGAAGAACAGTGGACTAGATGAAACAAACAGCTTCGTCTACTATCCTCTGATTCGTCCGGAAGTGACTCCGTTCGGCTACAGTTTCACGATGTACAACTACCTGAAGATCAGCGGTACATATCCGAAAGGAAGTCGCATGCGACTTCGCGTCTCAGGTGCAGTTGACGGAGCTCCACCAAGTGGATACGTTGGCACTGATAAGGTTCGTCTGTTCTACAAATTGACGAATACATACACAACTCCTTCGAACGCATTTGATGGATCACTGATCTACTTGCCGCCTGGAGTTGCTCAGACGTTGTACCCACGAATCAGTACTGTGGGTCCTGAGGCTGCCACATCGTATACTCAATACATGAGCGCAAACACTACGTACTACACAGAATACCTTGTGACACAGTTGTTTGTTGAAGCAGGTTCTGTTGCAGAATTTGGAAACATCGGCCAATTGAATATCAAGGTATTCATGGACGAATACGAAGACACGGATACGTAATATGGGATGGCAATTTGAACAATCGATGATCGCTGTGCAAGCAGGTGCAGTAACATGCATGGCATTTGATGGTCGTGACGTGTGGGTTGCTGCTGGCACAACGATCAACGTCTACAGCTACTGGGACCAAAATAGCGATTACGAACGTCTAACGCAGAACTACTACTTCGAAAATAACGCTACATCGTTGTACTTGGTGGCAACAATCACTGCTCCAGGCACAGTTCGTGCTATGACCGGTGACAACGGCAAGATGTTTGTGTTGACAAGCGCAACAAACATTGAAGTGTACAGCACTACAACTCACACTTCGACAGGTCACATTACTGTTGAACAAAGTGTGCAGCCTGTACTGACGACTGGTGACAACGCTCTATGGGCAATCAGTTCGTTGCCTGAAGAACCCACTGATCAGCAACGACTGTATCGTTATGACTTGTTGACATCAACATTCTCATCTGCTTTGATCACTGGTCGCAAGCAGTACATCGTTCGTGACATTGCACACGGACTTGATGGCTACATGTATGTCACTTCACACAACGAACATGAAATTGTCAAGGTTGACTCACGTACTGGTGCAATGGTTAGCGTTCACCGCGTCAACCGTCATCCAAATCGTTTGGTTGTCGGTCAGAACAAGACTGTGTACATTGGTTCCGATGCACAAGGTTTGGCTGCTACTGGTATGTTGTCTGGCTTTGACCAGTCCACCAACACTTCAACAAACATCGGCGCTACAGGTGGTGGTTGTAAGGATATTGGCCTTGACGAACGTCGCGGTGAAGCATGGTTTATTGGTGGTAATGTCACACTTGGTCGTCTCAACTTGACTACTAATGACTTCCGCTTCTTGCCTAACCAGACTAATACACCTATGCAAAGTCCACCACTTGCGTGGTATCCACCATTTCCTGGTTGGACGATTACGCCTGGTGTTGATCCAAACAGTGATGCTACACCTTACTTGACGACTCCTGCTTCTAATGCTGCATTGGTCAACGTTACGGGGATTGTCACACCAAAATTGACGGTTCAGCGTTGGAATGGTACAGGTTTCGACAACGTTACTGTGTATCCGTACATGTTTGTTGCGAACTTGGGGACATCTGGTCTTGTTCAAGCGTATCGCTTGTCGGCTATGAAGCGTGTAAATAGTACTGAGGTGCTTGGCACTGCTATGATCGCTACAGGTGATCAGGCCTACTACGGAGATTAAATTAAATGAGCGTTTGTCCAGTACCGTTCAAAGCGACGAAGACCGATTACACGTCGCCTGGTTCGTTCACATCTACACCGCCAGATCCACGCTTTGAGTTTTGTATCGGCGGTTCAACTTCGACTTCCAATCCTGGTGATCCGATCATCATTGAGAAGTGCTGTCTTGTTCCAGGGCCACCTGGACCGGCTGGTGAGCTAATTCTGCTTGATAATGGCGTGTCGCTTGGTGTTATCACCAAGCTTGACATTGCAGGAAGCGGCATCAAGGCCACAATTTCTGGTGACACAGGTACAATTACAGGAACTGCACTAGTGTGGAAGGGTGATTGGCTTGATGGCTTCGAATACAAGACGAATGACGTAGTTCGCAATGCGATCTACGACAGCATCGACACAAAACACGAAGGCTATGGTAATGCGTACGTTTGTATCGCAGATCACACTTCGTCTCTAGGAGGCAATACACCTCCAGATATCGTGTACTGGGCACCAATGACTGACATTGTCTCTGGCGCAGGTTTGTCTCCAGAAGACAAGTCGTTCTTCGATAGCTTGAAGGACTCTGTCTTTGACTGGATCAAGGATGCGGTTGCGAATGGTGACTGGCTCAGCTTGCTTGCTGCAGGTGTGGGTGTCGCTGTCGCTGGTGCATTGATTGTTGACATGTTGACTGGTGATGGTCAAGGGGACGGCAATGCTGACTCACGTTATGACGGTACTCCAGGCTACAATGGTGCGTTCACACAACCAACACTGCCAGTTGTTATCACGTCGATCATGCACTACGCAGGATACGACAACAGTCAGTTTGACGTTTCAGCTCTGCCTACAACTCCAGTTCACTTTACTGTAGCTTCAACAATGACGCTCCGCAACTTGCTGAGCACAATGGCTACTGCTTACCAGTTCGACATCGTTCCTTCTGGCGGTACCGTTAAGTTCATTCCGAAGTATCAAGCTCCAGTTCGCACTTTGACAATGGCTGACCTTGGTCACAAGGTGATGGGTGATTCTGAAGTCAGTGGTTTGGCACCATACACCGCGAAGCGCAATCAAGGTATCGACTTGCCACGTAGTGTTACGTTGAACTACTACAGCAGCGATTTGGACTACAATGTCTACAGCCAGACAGCGACTATTGAGACGTTTGAAGAAGGTCAAGATACAAAGCTTGAAGTTCCATTTGCGATGACTGATGCAGATGCAAAGCGTGTTGCAGAAACTGCTCTTGTCAATGCTCACATTGAACAGCAACAGTACACTTTCTCCACCGACTACTTCAACGTAGACTTGGAGCCAGGTGACGTTGTGATCATTCCTCTGGACACAGGTGAGACAGCTGAAGTTCGTATCATCCAAGTGACATCGACAGATGATGGTATTCTTGAGTTCACTGCTGTTCGTAGCGACTACAATACTCAGACATACCAGTCTAGCGGTATCCCTTCGCCTACACCACCTGATCAAAGCACGAACATTCCGACTTCTGTTGGTTACTCAAGCACTTTGTTCTTGGAAACGCCACCGATCAACGACCAAGATACGTCTCCGCGTCTGTTGGCTGCTGTTCACGGTTATGCTGCGCCAGGTTGGCCAGGTGCGAATGTGTACCGTAGCGTTGATAGTGGTGCTTCGTACCAGTCAATCCTGACTTCGTCGAACATTGTTACGATGGGTATGGCTGACACAATCTTGCCTGCTCCTCCATTCGGTAACTACTACGTGTGGGACGACGTGTCGACAGTTGACGTTACATTGAAGCAAGGTACTTTGGTATCTGCTGCAAGTGACTTGGCCGTACAGAACGGTGTTAACCGTGCAATGGTTGGTCGTGAAATGATTGGCTTCCGCAATGCAACTCTGATTGGTCCTAATCAGTACCGTTTGAGTCGTTTGATGCGCGGTCGTCAAGGTTCAGAGCCAAACATCAGCGATCACGTGACACAAGAGCTGTTCTTGCTGATTGACAATAACATTTCGTCGATTAACATGGCTGTGTCTGACATTGGTAAGACAGTCAAGTACAAGACTGTGACTCTTGGTTCCAGCTTGGACAAGGCATCTTCATTTGACGTCAAGCCCTACGCACTGAACATGCGTCCTTGGCGTGTTGCACAACCTACTGCTGTTAAGGAAACAAATGGTGACTGGACAGTAGCATGGGTTGAACGTCCACGCTTGGTAAATGCTTTGCGTGACTACACAGAAATTGAGCATGATGCTGACTGGGCTGGTTATGCAGTTGCGATCTACAACGGAACAGTTGTTGTTCGCACAAGTACAGCGGTATCGCCTAATTTCACTTACACGGCTGCAATGCAAACAGCTGACTTCGGAAGTGTACAACCAAACCTCAAGGTTTCGATTGTACAAATGAGTCGTCTGGTTGGTGGCGGCTATCCTTATGTCCTTGAGGTATGAAGCTAGTTCTCAAACGCCAACCTTCTGTTAATGGATCAACTCTTGGCCGTCTTTCAATTGATGGTCAAGATGTTTGCTTCACAATGGAAGATCAAATTCGTGATGGCCAACCAAAAGTGTATGGCGAAACTGCGATTCCAGCTGGCAAGTACGATGTAATCGTTACTATGTCGAATAGGTTTAAGCGAATGCTTCCTCTTGTTCAGAATGTTCCTGGTTTTGAAGGTATTCGCATTCACCCAGGTAATACCAAAGAGGACACTGAAGGTTGCATTCTGCCTGGAGTAACCCATAGCGCAGACAAATCAACAGTGTTTTCAAGCCGCATTGCGTTTAGTGTCGTATATAACGCAATCAATACTGCATTGAACAAAGGTGAGAAAGTCACCCTTGAAATTATCAACCCATAAGAGGTCAAAATGGCAACAACACCAAACTACAGCCTGACATTGCTTGAAGTAGGTCAGAAAGAAAAAGAGATCACGATCAACACAAACTTCACGTCGCTAGATACGGCGTTGAAGACAGTCAGTGATGTGGCTTATGCTGCTCCTGTCTATCTTGGTGATCTTGCATCAGATCCTGCTACCCCAACTCAACCGCTTGGGTCAACGTATTTCAACACGGGAACATCGAAGTTGAAGGTACTGCGACAAAAGACACCTTCCGTCATTTGGACCAACGTAGCATAAACAAAGTTTGCTGCTTCTGATGTACCAACCATAAATAAGTGTATGAGGGTTTTGGATCTCTCATACACTTATAAAGGTATATCATGGCAAACAAACAACGTCCTGTCGTCTCTCAACGTACGAATCTTGTCACGCAACGTGACCGTACTCACTGGATGGAACTCTACGGCTACACAACGTACGCACGTGAACTAGCTGTCATCTTCGGCATCAACGCCCACACACTTCACCAACGCATCAAGTCAAACTGGCCTATTGAAGCCGCATGCTTGGCAGATCCTACAGAGAACTGGAAGATCACCAACATCGACGAATTCATGGACCAAGACTGGGTTGTACCAATGTTTGAAGCTTCTTTGAAGCGTTACTTTGGGAAACAAAAATGATTGAACTGGTGTATCTTAATCCATTACAAGAGCTTGATACATCAGGAAAATGGCCTGTTTACAAGTATCAAAAACTAAACGGTACTTCAGATACGAATATTCGTTCTGGAGATAAGGAGAAATACTCTCACTGTTATGATGAATTAGAAACTGGTTCCAGTTATGTAATTGTCAGTGAGAATAAAGGAAAGAAGCGTGGTCGATGGGTATGGACCTACGCAATTAAAATGCCACCACAGTGGTTACCTAAGTTTAGGAGCAGAATTGCCGCTCTAGATCCTAAGTCTCAGGTCCCTGGTTATCGTGTAACATCTCAAGAGATTATCGACAAAGCTATTGTGGAAGTCAAGATGCTTATGAAAGTGGAACGTGACTCCATGAAAGCAGAACAAACTATGCGCGATCATCGTGAGATGATTAACGCACTATTCGAATGGGATTGAGATGGAAGTTATTACACGCAAGCAAGCACGTGAACAAAAACTATCACGATACTATACTGGTAAGCCTTGCGTACACGGTCATTTAAGTGAGCGTTGGACGTGTTCTGGTGTGTGTATTGCATGCCGAATGCCTTACTTGATAGAGTATCGCCAAACACATCAGGTCTCTCCTGAATACACGAAACAGTATCGGGAGAAGAACAAGACGCATTTACAACAGTACATGAAGGAATACATGCGCAACTATCGTGCAAAGAAGAAAGCAGAAGGGAATCCGTTGCCATGACATGGAGTGAAGTGTTCGCTTTGATCATGTTGATCGCAGCGGTTATCCTAATTTACTTGCAGTTCGTTGTCAGTAGACGCAAGTAAGTGTATAAATAAAGAAGGATGCGGCAAGCAGTAATGCCCCGAAGGCTCTTCGAACAAGCCTATTCACGTCCTACTCCTTTGGTGATTAGCTCAGTTGGGAGAGCACTCTGTTGATAACGGAGATGTCGCTGGTTCAATCCCAGCATCACCAACTTAATTCCGCAAGAGCCGCAAGGTGTGGCAAACCGCTGTTAACGGTTGTGAGGTACGTTCGATTCGTACTTGCGGAGCTGACAAGTAGGCTGCAGTATGCACGCTGGCTGATGAATGGGATTCTTCTTGTCAAACATGGGGCTGCTTGTGGGCTTGACGGCTGCTTTGCACGCAACTAGGTGGGGTTCGATTCCCCATAGCTCCACAATATACAGAGGTACATATGAAGCGATATCATAACGAAGAAACAACATTGGATGTCTCACACAACGGATTCGTTGTACGTGTGTGGATTGTTAACCCGTACCAAAAGAATGTGTACACCACAGAAGAGCTCAGCTCTTTGATCAGTGGAACGCACATTGGTAAGAGTTCTATTCCTGTTACAGACTTCATGTTGGCAGAAGCGTACGTTGCTGCCGTTGTCGATCGTTATCCAGATATCGCTGCAGTACAAGTGATTCGTCCTGATAAGGTTGGTCACATGGTGTACACAACAGAATATAATGGTGATCCTGTCTAACAGGAACCAAATGCCCTTGTAGCTCAGTGGTAGCAGCATTCCTCTTGTAAGGGAAAGGTCGACAGTTCGATTCTAGTCCTGGGGCACAAAATACCTGATGTGATGGCTGGTGAAATCACCTCTCTTACAAAGAGGCGCATGCAGAGTTCGATCCTCTGATCAGGTACAAATCACCACGTAGAAGTTGACTCTTTTCAAAGGTTCAAGTATAAATACGTATGTGAGTGAATGAGAGCTTGTTGATTCAGTAGTTTCATTTCCTGTTCCGTTCCAAGAGAGTGTGTGCTCTCTTCACTCACACCTAACGCGTTTTGGCCGACAGCGTTATAAAACAACAAGTAACATTCTTCATCGTACCGGTTTCTACAAACCCCTTGAGTGACGTTACTTCGTCGGCCAAACTCAAGGGGTTTTCCCTATTACAAAAAGAAAACAATAGGTTAAAAGTAGATGAACACTAGAACAGAAGTAATCAATGGACAACAAGTCGTCATTCAGATGTGTCCTCCAGGTCCACAACCTAAGCAATTGTCTGTTAAAGGCAAAGCGACGAAAGTGCAACGCTGGAAGAAGCTGAAACGACTGAGCAAGTGGAAAGAATCCGCGAAATAAGTGGGGTTTGACTAAACTTGAGTCACCTCAGATACATATAAGAACAAGCCGACGCATCTAGGCAAGCCCAGAGTGGCAGAGAGATGCACGCAGCGTGAATACCCTACTACACGCCCGGTAAGAGGAACAGTTTGACGGAACTACGCCAGTCAGCCCAAGCCTACAGATCCAAACTGTGAAGTAATGCCCTGCTTGGGAGTTATGCCGACTTTACACAGTACTTGCTTAAATGCAAGCGTGAGGTTCTTCCAGTCAGCTACGAAAACGCGGGGAGGGATTGTGATTGTTTCGGTTAAGTCAGATGCGTAGCTAAAGAACAGGTGAATCAATTGCGTCGCGTTCAGCAGCAATTGATTTCGACTGCGCATCGCAGATGCGAAATGAACACACTGCTGCTTCGCAATCAGATGTGTTCATTTGTCCTTGTTCTTGATTTACTACCAAATACAGGAGATAATGCCGGCATGAGGAGCTGGATTTCTCACATACTAATAATGAAACGGAAATACACATGAGTGCATCGAAAGACAAAGGAAGGCGACTTGAAAACCAAGTAGTCACATTGCTAGTTGAGAAAGGCATTGCAGCTGAACGAATCCCATTAAGTGGATCGCTAGGTGGCAAATACGGAGCTGATGTCGTGATTGGTTCCGTTGATAACCAGAAGGCACGCATTGAATGCAAGAACAGAGAATCACTTGGTGATTACTTGTGGGATTGGTTAGCACAAGGTGGATCTGATTACTTGGTGATTAAGAAGAACCAGAAGAAACCATTGATCCTAATGGACTTTGACCATTTTGTTGACCTTCTACGTAACCAGAAGGAAGATAGTTGATGTCAGCATTGGGCTGATTATCTGGACACAGCTTTCACTGAGGTTTTCTGTGTCTGCATACAAGTAGAGCCGCTAAATGCGGCTCTTTTCATTTCTTATGCGCAGTACGCCATTTGTACTGGGTCGTCATTTGCATCAACACATCCAGGAATGAGAACAAGTTGTTTTGGATCATCCTTCCACACCTTCAGTGCTTCGCCAAAGTTGCTTACTTGTACCGGTTTGTCTTCTGCTTTTGGTTTGCTTTCTTCTGACATTCATTTCTCCTTGTTTGGATTTGGCGCATCTGCAATGATACGCATTAGTTCGTCAAACGACTTACTCTGTTCGACAGCGAATTTGTATTCAGTGGACAACATACGATTGACCACCAACGCGGAGACTGCGGATGGTTTCGAATCCGAACGAACGATAGGCTTCTGCACCAGTTTTCCCTTCGTTAGCAACCCACACACCGCACAGACCTTTCTCAGCAAGATCATAGTTCATACCACGACCATTTGATCGTGACTGGGAAAC